TTGCGCCTGTCATACCGCCATTTATGCGCTTAGTAATGCCCTCATAATCATTGGCATCAGCAAGCTCATTTAAACCCTTCTTATTCCAATACCAGCCTGCAGATAGGCAAGCATACTTCTCTGTTAATAAAAGCTCAGGAGAAGCTGTTAAATCAATTCCTAGGGCATCTCCGCATCTTTTATAGTTATCTTTAAAAGTTAGCTGAAAAATTCCCCTGCCATGATACTTCCAGCCATCCCCATCTTCAGTATTGCCAAATCTACCGCCATATACTTTATTAGCAATTTTCTGAGGATTTCTAGCATATTGCTCTGCAATAGCCATATCAGGAAAGCGAGATCCCCAAATAGAAATTAAGCCATTAGCGCTGTAATTTAGATTTTCTTCTAGATTTCTAAACCAGTTGCTTTCATGCGCAGCCTGACCTATGAAATGGGCTTTTCTAATATTGGTAACAATTTCATACTTCCTACAAGTGAAATTAAGCCATTCTAGCCACTTTGGATCTATGCCTAATGCAATGAGCTGATCTGCTGTCATTTTGGATAAATCCTATTTTTTGCAGCTTCAGATAATTTATTTTTATGCTCTTGTGTCATATTTTTTGCTTTATTGGACATTTTTTCTACAGTTTCTTTTGAATGCTTTTTTCCAATTCTTGATTTTGCTATTTTTTCTTTATGCTCTTGAGTAAGTTTTGTTCCAACTCTTAAATTTCTTAATTTTTCTTTTGTTGCTTCAGTTGGTTTGTAATTTTTTCTTGCTTCAATAACATTTAATTTATGCTGCTCTGTTTTAGGCTTTCCAGTTAATTTTGCTTTTATTTTTAATTTAGATTCTTGAGTATGAATAAAGCCACTTTGACCTTCTCCGCCATCACTCATATTTACTAATTTGTAACCCATATCTTTAAAACAAGATATAAGTAATTTTTCATGGTTAAATGCTTCTTTTTCAGAATTCCAATAGGCTAATATTTTTGATTTAAAACCATACTTATCAACAATATGATGCCAATACTTGTTTCTTTGATGAGTATGAAAAGCTCTATTGTCTTTGCCTTTGCCTATATAAAATACTTTATTAGTATCATTTCTAGTATGGCAATAAGTATAGAAAGTCATATTATTTGATTTCTAACTGAGCATTGATCCATGATTGTAGAGAAACTAATTGCTGAGTTGTATAGGCGCAAGCAAGTTGTAAGTTGGTGGCTTTTCCATCAATGCTGATGGTGGATTGGGGAATGGCGGACAGTTCACCGCTACTGGAGTTGCGCAAGCCTGAAGAATAATAGTTCCGCAAAGCAGAAATCCTAGCTTCATATTCATTTTTGATTCCTTTGGTTACTAAATCAGATTGCTTTTGAATGCTGATATTCTCAGCTTCTTTTTTGGCAGCAGCTACAGCTATTTCTTCTTTAAAATCCATAAAGCGACCATGCTCAAACTTCCAGCCTGAGCCAAAGCCAAGCAAGAATGAAGCGATAACTGCGCCAATAGCGCCATAGATCATTGTAGGATTCATCTAAAGCCTGAGATTCTAGGAGAGAAAGCAAAAGTAGCTTGATAGTTAGTGGATGGCTCTTGATGCAGAGTTCCTCTAATATTCCAGCCTAAAACACAATAAATGCAGCGATTAAAACCTATTGGCTTAACCCAAGTAAACTGAAACAATCCAGCGCATTTAACAAAGCACCATCCAGCTACCGCATTGTCATTATCTTTAATGGAATCATTGCCATACAAAACAGGAGCATTTACCTTTGTATCAATATGCTTGATAGCAAAAGAATAAGCAGGATTGCGCCATAGCCATTTAACTCTTGACCAGTAGCTAGGCGGATTGAGCTTCTCAAAAGTAGCATCACCTTCTAATGAGTTATCAGGTGTCATAAAGACATTTAATAGCTTAGGCAGCCTATAGCCAAAGCCTGTTTTAGCTTGATTGTCTAACCAGCCATATTGCTCAGTAGCAAATAGCACCATTACAGGCGCAAAAACTATTGCAATCAAGGTATAGATCAATGAAAGCGGAACTAGAAAGAGATAGTAAAGATAGATCATAGATCTTCATTCTTAATCAAAACAACTTCAAAATTACAACTTACAGCTTCATTATTTGCAGTAGATTTTGCTGTTGCTTGAATGCAAGCGCCTTCAGGGATAGCAACTGGATATTTAAAATCAAAGTTTACTTGACCATTGCCAAAAGTAACTATAGATGAAGTATATACAATATCATTTTGCTTAACTTTAAGCCTACCAGTTATATAAGCTGTGCCACCCTCTGTTCCTGATGACATACCACCTGATATTAAATATCCTGTATATCCAGCAGGGATTGTGTAATGCCCAATTAAAGACTTATTTTCTGTAGCAAGAATATGCCCATAAATATTTGCAGGAACTCCGCCTGTTACTGTGCCTGTTCCTATGCTAATATTGCCTTGATTATGAGTAGCAGATCCAACTGAAAAAACTGAGCTAGTTTGTATTGAGCTATAAGTATGAGTTGTATTTACAGGAGTTTGACCATTTAATACAACTGTTTCAGATACTTCACCGCCTGTAGAGTTAATGCCAACAATATAGATTGATCTAGCGCCAACTCCAGCGCTTGTATCGCTTGCAGAGCTGGAGCTAACTTTCATTATTGATGGTGTATCTAAATGCTGATATAAACCGCCTGCAGTCCAAACTGTTTCCTCTGATGCTGAATCTACATCAGGGTTATAGCCAAAAATATGAACTATTGAATGCCCTCTGATTTGCCCTCTAGCTACTTGTAGCTCAAAAGGCTCAGATTTATTCCATCTACTAAGGGATTCATGGATATTCATTTTGGATCTGCAGGGAACTTAGTTTTCAAGAATTCTTCAAAAGTGAAGATAGCTCTAGATCCCATATGACCTGATACACCTACAAAAGCTGCTGTGATTAGCGGAGAAAGATTTGCATTCTCACACAGCCAAAAAGTAATAACTCCAGCAAAGGCTGAAGTTACTATTTCACCGACAAATTCAATAATATTAAAAGCCCTAGCATGACCTTGTTGTAGTTTTCGCATAAAGTTTACAACTCCCCCAAGAACCGCTAATCCAAACACCCATAAATAGGTAAGCAAAGAATAGGATGTAGGATCTTTTTCCATCATTTTAGGCTTTCTTCTTCACAGTCTTTTTAGCTACAGTTTTTTTAACTGCAGGCTTTTTCTTAATAGGCTTTTCAAACTCATGCTCATAATATTCTTGAGGAGTAGCAGGAAAAGGATAAGTTGTATCAACTGTGATTTTAGGCATATAGCCTAGTTTGTCAAATAGCCAAGATACTAATAGCATGATTATTCCTTTGGATCTTCTTCAGTCTGAACTTGTGGATCAGCTTGCTCTTTAATCTTAGCAAGCAAAACCCAAGCGCCTGTAGAAGTAGGTAATTGACCAATAGTTTGAAGAATATAATTTACATCTTCAATACTGAGTTCTAGCTTAATCATTTAATAGCTGCCTTTAGTGGTTTTAAATCTTCTGTAGTCCAAAAATCTTTAGCAAGCATGATTTTTAGATGCTCTTTATTGCGCTTAATTGTATCAGCCCAATCTTCATCAGAAGTTAGATCAGGCTTAACAGAATTAATTAAATCTACAGAATCCATTGCAGCTTTGTAGTGCTGTGCAATTTCTTCTACAGTTATTTCTTTTATGAGTTCAGTCATTTTATTTTCCTAATTGTTGTTTAAGTGAATCTACTTCTGCTTTGAGTTCTTGAATTGCTTTGACAAGATATGGAACTAGGTTTTGTTGAATACCAAAAACTGCTTCACCATTAGTTAATGCTGTAATTTCAGAACTATGCGAATCTTCTTGAGTAATCTGATTTGGCAATACTTGTTGATATTCTTGAGCAATGAAACCTACATCATGCTTTTTATCTCCAATTTTGTAATCAAATTCAACTGGTCTTAATGCAGTAATTACATCAAGACCATTTGCTACATCAACTATATTTTCTTTAATTCGAGCATCAGAAGTTGTAGACCAAGAACCAGAGTTATTGCGCTGATACCAGCCACCGCTAGGACCTTGAACCCTAGCCATTACATAACCAGTATTAGCCAAAACAATAAAATTGTTGGAAGTGCGAATATCTAAGCCATCATTATTTCCAGAAAATTGACCAAAAATAGTATTTCCAGCGCCAGTTGTAATTGCATTGCCTGTTAAATACCCAACAAATGTATTATCTGAGTTAGATATGTTGTATCCACAGCCTTGACCAATAGCAATATTTCTACCGCCAGTAGTATTTGCAGCTAAAGCTCCATTGCCAAGCGCTATGTTATAGCTACCAGTAGTATTTGCAACAAGTGGCGCAGAATTATTGCCATCTAATGCGCCTATAGCAATATTATAATCACCTGTAGTATTGTTAGAAAGACCTGAAAAACCAATGGCAGTATTTCTTATTCCAGTTGTATTTGCATAAAGTGTATATGATCCAAAAGCATTTATTGATCCTGTAGTATTGCTATATCCAGCTTGATAACCTATTGCTGTGTTATAAGATGAAGTTGTATTTAACCTCATTGCACCTCTACCAATGGCAGTATTATAAGAACCAGTAGTATTATTTCCTAAAGTAAATACTCCTAATGAAACATTATCTGATCCAGTTGTATTTGCATTTGAAGCATAAGCACCAACAAAAGTATTATCTGTTCCAGTAGTGTTTGCATATCCAGCTTGATAACCTACTGCTGTTTGATAAGATGTTGTAGCATTTGAATAAAGCGCAAGACTTCCAATTGCTACATTATATGCACCAGTTGTATTTAAAAAAGATGATTGATACCCTACTGATACATTATCAGAAGCAGTTGTGCTAGTATTTAATGCTTGCTGACCAACTGCAACATTATTTGTTCCGCTTGTATTTAAATATAAAGCCCTTGTTCCAATACCAGTATTACTATCAGCAGTAGTTGAATACAAAGCCTGCCTTCCAATAGCAGTATTTGAACCACCTGTGCTATTTGAATATAAAGCAGTTACACCAATAGCTGTATTTTGACCACCAGTTGTATTTGTATATCCAGCTTGATAACCAATAGCAACTAAATCTGCACCTGTAGTATTATTATATCCTGTCTGATAACCTATTGCTGTGTTACTAGAAATAGCGCTGCCACCTCGACCAATAGTTAAACTATTAATTATGGCATCATTTACAGAGCTTAAAGAGTTAGCTGTAATTGCAGCTACTAGATCGCCTGATTGATCCAAAGTAAACAATGAAATCCAAGCATCATTATCTTCATTGCGGATCTTCAGAATATTATTTGTAGTGTCATACCAAAGCTGATTAGCAAAAGTAGGGCTAGGAGCAGAAGTTCCTGATTGGCATGAGCCAAGAGCCTGCAGAGCTGAGTTTAAATCAGCTCTAAATGCTGGAAAGCCTTGATTGGCAATAGTTAGATCATGTTGCGACATATATTCTCCTAGGTTACAAGCTCACCATAGCCCTTGGCTACATAGTCAAAGGTGCGACTTACCACAGTTCCGCCTGAATTCTTGAATCTAATTGTAAAGCCTGATGCAGATTTTGTGGGTATTTCATAGAAATCCCCTTGTTGCAAATTCTGAGCCATGATACCAATAGAAGGGGTTACCTTAAAGGATGGCGCAAAAGTTACAGAGTATCCGCCTGCTCCAGTTCCAGTAGCAATATCATTACCGCCAATTACTCTATCAGGCATATCTACATTAATTGTAAGAGTTTTTAATAATGGACTTGCCCCTGTATCAATAGAAGTAAGCACAGCCTTAAATCTAAATCCTCTAGCTTTGTAATCTCCTACAAAAAACTTCCTATAATCTGTCCAAGTTGCAGGAGAGCTATTTGGATCATCATCAGTAGTAGATACCCATAATTCTACATTGGTATCATCAAAAGCATCAGGATTTCCATCAAACTCACCACTTGCAGCATCAAAATCACCTTCTCTAGCATCAAAAGTATTGACATAATCAATCCTTCCAACATCTACAATAGCTGTAATTCTGCTTGTATATACATTGCCAAGATCAAGGTAATTCTCAAAGTAATAAGTGCCTTCTGTGGATGTAGTCCCACCACCGCCATCAAAATCACCATCTACATCATCAAATAAGCCTAATACATCATCAAAATCTACAGAAGTATCAAGAACTAATCCTTCATCCCCTACTGAGCATTCTACTTTTTGACCTAAGAAAGCAGGGGATTCTGTAATAGTTTCAATGACATTTAAACCGCTAATATCATTAATAATTGCTACAGATTCAGTAGGCAAAATAGATGAATAATCTAACTTATCATAAGCCTTAATAAAGTAAGTTCCTGTCATAGCTGGAACTACTGCTGTATTAGCAGGGCGAGCTACCTTATCAATAATATCAATAGCATCAGAATAAGTTGCGCCTGTAGTTAGGCGAGAATGGCGAATTCTGTAATAAGCCAAATCTAGATCAGGAACAGGAGTCCAAGAAAGATAAGCCTGAGTTCCAATAATATTTACTGCAAAATTAGTTACATTAGCAGGCGGAAGTGTTTTTCCATAGATCTGCTGTGTAATTTCAGTAGGAACACTTCTTTTTCCAAGCGAATTAATTGCAAATACCTTAAATACATAAATTCCATCTATTGCATTGCGAATATCTACAGAAGTTGCTTGAGTTACTGGAAGATTAATAAAATTGCGATCACCAGCCCTATAAGAAACCTGATAGCCTGTAGCTCCGCTTACTGGTGTCCAAGATAAAGTAACTAATACATTAACATCAGCATTTTCTTCATAAAGAGTTTCAGTAGCTACAATATTTTCAGGTGGATTAGGAACTACTGTAAGATTACTAATCACCCTAGAAGCTAACTTCAATCCCTGCTCTACTTCAGCATATTTATCAGGATTATGCGCAAGAGCTGTAATTGATAGCCCATCAGCTTCTTCCACAATAGAAGTAACTCTAAAAGTTTGCAAAGATAGTGTAGAAGTTTGCACCATCCAAATAGCATTAACCGCAGGAGTTTCACTAAATGCGCTAGATACTGTGATTTGATTTGTAGCTACAGAAATAATAGATTTACTCTCTAATGCTCCGCTAGGAAGGATTACAGATAAAGTTCCAGTTGCAATATTAGCTATAGAGCTAACATCCTGATCTACTGTTACTACTGTAGTTGTAGCTGCAGCAACTCTACCGCCAATCCGAGTTCCAGCCCTAACTTCATCCGCAACCTGAATAATATTACTTGGGCGAATCTGATTGCCTTCTAATCCTGTTTTAAAAGTAACAATTTCTGTTTCAGATTGCTCAGTAAATAGAATCCATCTACCAACCCTATTAGCCTGACCTCTAGAAGTGCATCCTACCGCAACTACTTCTGATTGCACAATGCCATAGCGAGCAATGCCATCAGCATCCTCTACATACTCAACCTTTTGGCGATAGAAATCTTCAGGATCATTCCAAGTAACCAAGGCTACAGTATGGCGAGCCTTGATTGCACTGCCCTGATAAGAGAAGCTGCCATCTATGACATTGGAATTAGAGAATTGATAAACAGGATCAGCAGGCGCATCATAGCCAAGAGTAATAGCGCCACTAGCCCAATAAGGCATTCCTCTAAAAATAGAAGCCATATTATTAATTACTGTGTAGGCTTCTTCCCTAGTTTGCATATAAATATTGCAAGTATATCTAGGCTCAGTTCCACCAAATCCATCAGGAACTAACTCATCACAATATTTTCCAATGGCATATAAAGTCCATTTATCTACTTGCGCTTCAGATACAAATCCGCCTAATCCATAGCGAGAATTAGTTACTAAATCATAAAAACACCATGCAGGGTTATCTGTCCAAGATACTTTAAAAGTTCCATCCCAAATTCCTGTATATGCTCTAGTTACAGGATTGTAGTTGGATGGAATTTTAATTTTTAATAGCTTTAAATCATATGCTCTATTTGGAATGCTATCAAATTGTGAAGCATCAATCCGAACACCAACAATAGCTGAGTTAGGGTAGCGGAACTTACCATCAACAATTTCTGTATAGGAATCCCAAAAAGTTTTATTTTGCAAAGCTGATGTAGTGCTATCTGCTGTTAGCCTGCGAACCCTAATATCCCAAGGAGCATTTCCAGTTAATTCAATTCTATGGCTTCTTTGATATTTGGAAGTTGTTTTGCCAGTAATAGTTCCATAAGCAGTTCCAAAATTACCATTTACAGAAGTAATTGCAGGAGATCCTGAGCTAACAACTATGCGCATCTCCCATAATCCTGAAGTTTGAAATGGCATAGTGAAAACTTTTACAGTAGTAAGAGTTTCAGAATAATTGCCCCAATCATCCCAGTTGCTATTAACTGTTTGATCTACCTTAGTTGTAATACCAGCAGTTAGCCAAGTTCCGCTTGATTGCAGCTTATATTGCGCTGTATATACAGCAGAATCACTATCAGTTACAGCCATCTCAATTTGATATATTGGCTGAGTTGCTTGTGCTGAAGTCGATGATGCAATATTTACTGTGTTTGAACTCCAAGCAGATCCTAAAATCTGAGGGATATAACCGCCACCATCAGATTGAACTTCAATGGCATATTGGACAGTTGATCCATTTATATCGCCATTGCTTGTATTTTGTTGAGTAAGTTGCGGAATAGAAATAGTAACTCTTACAGCATCTATATCTGAATTACTAATCTGCCTAACAATAGGAGTTGCATATTCAACTTGAGCTGATACAGCAATTTCATTTTCTACAGAAGGAAAGCCTGCAATATAGGATTGACCTTGAGATCCATTAGTAGAAACTACTGTAGCGCCTGTAAAGTTATAAGATCCATTGTCATTTTGCAAAGGAGTTTGATTGAAATAAACTGATTTTAAGCCATCTGCTAATCCTTCAATTTCACCTTCAGAAACTAGATCTAATACAGAAGCATAAGCAATAGATCGCAAAGAATCAGGTGCTTCTTGAGCAACCCTTCCTGATCCACCACCGCCACCGCCTTTTCCGCCACCGCCACCGCCTGCACCTCTTATAGTCTTTTTGCTCATGCTAATTCCTCTGCGACAATTCCAGCGCTGATAACTGCACTACCTACAATCATCCGACCATATCCAACAGGAACAGGATAGCCTTGAGCTGTAGTATTAACAGCTCCATTAAATACATAAGATGGTTTATTATCAGGCTGATTATTTGTAGCATCTACCGACATATCAGGAATTGGGGTTAGCATCTGAGTAATGCCACCAATAATTAAAGATACACCCATTCCAAAAGCCATTCCACCAATAAAAGTAGCTGTTAATGCTCCAGTTGCAGTTAATGAAACACCGCCTGTAGCGAATGCTGCAGCAATAATTACAGCTCCAAGAATTACATTGGTAAGAGCATTGCCACCAGCCCCCTGTAAAATAGGAACTAATTTAATGGATTCCTTCCCTGCTGGATTATGCAGATCATCTACAGATTGAGCTTCTTTGCCAACTAGCACTTTATAAGCAATACCTTTTTTTTCAGAATCTAAAAGATGCTGTTTAAATGCTGGAAAATTAACGCATAAGGCTCTTACAGCTTCAGCAGGATTTTTAACATCCATCGAGAAGCTCTTTCCGAATTTCTTACCTAATTCACCTAGAAGCTGTATCTTTTTCATATCTTAAATAACCATAAGTATTTTTAAGCCAAAATCCGCCATAAACATCTCTTGTAGATAATCTTCCTTGGACATGATGCAAAATTTGCTCATCACCCAAGTAAATAGCGCCATGATTAGGAACTGTAGAATTTATGCACATCAGGATAACATCTCCTGCCTGTAGTTCTTCTATGGTTATTTTCCTGAATCCAGCCTTTTCAAAATTATCTAAATAGAGATTTTCCCCTATTTTCCACCATTCATCACTTCTTTCAAAGTTTAATAGCTCAATATTTTTCTCTTGTAGATACCAATCTCTAATAATTGAATAACAGTCTAGAACTCCATGCGACCATTGCCGACCAACTAAAGGCGCTGTATATCCGCTTGGTTCTATATATTCCCATTGCTCTGATGGATAACCCATAATGAACCAAGGCAATCCACTAGCTTCACAAGCCACTAAATCAGCCTGTGAAGGCTTTGCGCTCATATTTGGATGGCTGTGTATAACTGCGACTATTTCTCCAGCTATATCAGCCTTTTCATAGTCCTGCGGATCAAGAATAAAGTTATCAGTTCCTCTTGCTAGGTTTTTGCAGGGAATATAGAGCTGCTTGCCATTTTTAATAATAACTAGCCCACAGCATTCTCTAGGGTTTTCTGATATTGCCTGATCTACAAATCTTGCTTTTACAGAATCAGAAAGAATCATTTTATTAATGCAGCAGCAGGAAAACCGCCAAAAGGAATTTCAGCATTAGCACCAAATCTAGCTTCGCAAGAGCTTATTCTTTTACCGCATACATCTTGAGCTAGAGTTCCTACTGGATCATCATTAGTATTGAAATAATTAGTTCCTGCATAACCGCACTCAGCTCCCCTATACTTCCAAGGGCAAATATTCTGAATAATCTGCCTTCTAGGAAGTTTTACACCCTGAACATCAAAAGAAGCTGCAAGTTCAAATTCTACTAATAACTTATTTTCATTAGATTTTCTATCTATAAAATATATATCATCAGGAAACTCAGCAGTAGGATCGGCATCAGGATTTATTCCGCCATCAAAATTAATAGCATCTAAATATTTAAGCATTGTTCGCTTGCGAATAATTTTTGCGCCTAATAGATCATCATAGGCTAAAACTAGCGCTGTAATAATTCCTGATAAGTTAGAAACTACTAACTTAGGTCTAGGAAGCTGACCGCCTGCATTAAACTCAAATCCTGTTATTTGAACTGGATAAGGCTGATATTCCTGACCTTGCCAAGTAACAGCTTGAGTTAGCTCATTAGTTCCAGCATGAAAATAATAAAGATCTCCACCAAAAGTAGTAGCATCAAGCTGAAATAGCTCAATAATGGCATTAGGGGCTAACTTCTGAAGCTCAGAAGTGATTTTTAATGGATAAGTCATCCCAAATCATACACTTCTTCAAAACTAGCTGAGATATTGTAGCAATCAATTTCAACTAAAGATAAATCCCAATCCCTGCAAATCCATTTTGATGCTGAACCTGTAGGGGGTGTCCAGTTAAAGAATGTAACTCCAGCCTGAGTAGTTAGGAATGAATCAATAGCATTTGCTTCAATTTCAGTCCTGCCATTAAATGAAAGATTCCAAATCCTAGGATTTTGATTGATACCAAATTGCGCCCTTTGTTCATATCCATCACCAAACTTCATAGATAAAACTTTAGGCTGCTTTTTCTGCATTGCGCCATAAGAAGGAATATAAGTAAAAGTGGTCATGCTAATATACCGCCTGCTCTTTTTTGTTTAATTAACTCTGCCTTTACAACACTTCCGATCATTGCTCCAAGTTTATTGCCATCCTGAGAATCTACTGAACCAGTCTGCATATTGACATTAACAATAACATTGCCTGCATTAGATCCACCATTAGGAACAATCATTCCATTGGTAGAAGGAATGAAAGTTTCCATTCCTCTTTCACCAACTAGATAAGCGCTTCCAGCATTAACCTGACCGCCAAAAGCTCTCATGCCAGCATTTTGAGCCTGTAGCATAGCTGTTTGCTCAGATCCAATATTAGTTCCATAGGTATTTGCTGTAGAAATATTGCCAATACCATAACTAATTCCAGCAGAAAGCATCTGAACTAATGGAGCTACTATTGATTGGCGAATAAGCAATTTAGCAATATCAGCAAGGATAGAAGTAACCATTGAGCTAAATGCCTGAGCTGCGCTTTGACTACCGCTAACCATATTGAATAATCCATCCTCAACACCTCTAAGAGCATTGGTTACAACACCATTAGAAAGATTGGCTAGATTCCTAGATTCATTAGAATATTTGGCTAAAGCCATAGAAGCACCATATTCATAAGAGCTATTTAACTGCTCTTGCTGCTCATAGATTCTATTAGCCTGCCCTGCAGCAAACTCATATTGACCGCCAAGGATAAGCATCTGCTCATTGTATGCCTGCAGAGTTAGCTTGCCTTCTGTGTATTGCTTAGTAATCTCTGATTGAGTATCTAAAAAGCCTTTATTGATAGCGATCAAATCTTGCTGCTGCTTCTTCTGAGCATCACTCATAAAGATGCCAGCAATATCAGCCTGAGCTTTAGCAGCCATCTCAGAGATAGAAGTGCTGAACTTAGTATTAGCATCTTGCGCCCTGCCAAGTCCTTTAGCAAAATTCTCAGCTTCTTTCTTGGCCTTCTCTAAATCTACAGAGAATGGTGCAGTAGTTTTCTTTTCTTCTGCTTTAGGCGGATTAATAGCCTTTTCTCTAGCTGCTACCAAAGTTTCTAAAACTGTGCGCTGTCTTTCCAAATTCTGTATATCTTTCTTGATAACAGATTCAGGGAATAAGACATTCATTTTATTATTCTGAAGGCTTTGGATTTCTTCATTAATCTTAGAAATCTGCTCTTTGTAATCTCCAGTTCTAAAGCCCATCTGAAGCATATCCATAAAGCCCATGCCATTAGCTCTAGCTACTAGGAATTCTTCTGCTAACTGATTTAAATAAGGGATTACCTCATTAGCAATAGTCTTACCAACTACAGATCCAACTGTAGAAAGTCTAGTTAAATTATCATTAAATCTTTCAGCTTGCGCAGCAGCCTTTTCAGTAATAACTGCGCCAAATCTTTCCAACTCATCAGCAGATTCTTTAATGCCTTTAGATCCAGCATTAAGCAAAGGAATAAGCTCTGCGCCTGATTTGCCAAATAATTGAGTAGCAATAGCAGTTTTATTTGCGCCATCTTCATAAGTTGCAAATTTATCAGCAATCTCTCCAAGAACTACAGAGCTAGATTTAAGAGTGCCATCTGTATTTTTAACAGATACACCCATTGCAGATAAAGCATTGCGAGCCTGCCCTGTGCCATTGGCAGCTTCAACCATGCCTTTACTGAGCTTTACTAAGCCAACTTGTAGCTGTCCTGTATCAACATCAGCGAGCTTTGCAGCATATTGGAGTTTAGATAATTCCTCAACTGAGATGCCGACCTTCTGAGCCATCTTGCCAGTAGCATCAGCAGCATCAATTTGAGTTTTTACAAAGCCTACTATGGATTGTGCGCCATACAATGCAGCAAGGCTTCCTGCTGCTGTCTTAGCAAAAGAACTAATGCTTCTGAAATTCTTTTCAGCAGTATAAGAAGCCTTATCTAAAGCAGCAGTAAATTGCGCTGTTTCAGCAGTAAGAGAAACTACTAATGATCCAAGTGAGCCTGCTGCCATTATTCTTTCCTCTTAACCCTGTGCGCAAATTGCGCTTTTAATACATCTGATGCCTTTGCTTTTGGTGCTTCATCTATTCTGAAGTATGCCAGCCATTCAGTAATTTCAGCACTATCCATTCTTCTTAACATCTCTCCGACAGGCATTCCCAATTTCAGAGCTAAATCAAAATAGAACCTTCTTTGGGGGCGGAGCTTTAGTTTTTTGACAGATTATCTAATTCTTCTTCAGTTAATCTATTTAACTTTTGCGCTACCTTTACACACCTCTCAAGAGCAGTAGATGATTTCTGACCTAGCAAGGCAGCATCCTCATTGGAGAAGATCCTTTTACCATCTTCACCAACTGCAGTAAAAGCAACTAACCTAGCTCTGATATTGTCTAGATTAGTGCCTTTAGTTGCAACTAGGCTTTGCTCCCAAGCATCTCGGCTTTCACCAGTCATCAAGGAGATGTATATTTCGCCACCCCACTCAGGAACTTTAACTAACTCTTTTTTTAAATCATTTACTGCTAATACTGCATCTCTAGTGAGAATAGTCATTTTAGCTCTCTACAATAGCGCCTGTGATTTCTAAAGTTACATTGGCTTCTACAACATTATCAACTGCGCCTGAAACTGCAAAGCCAGTTACGAATGCTGAGAATGACCAAGTAGTGCTTGGGCTATCATCAGTAAACACCATCTTAAAGTTTGTTTCTGTGCGAGCTGCTCGAGCTGCTCTCAAAGCCATATGCTGTGCATTAGAAGGGATATAGTTGATAGTGAAACTCAACTGTCCTTCATCTGCCAAGCCCATGCGCTTTTCTTTAGCTGCTGAACTTAAATCAGTAACATCAATAACTGCAGCCGAGCCACTTGGCCCCGAAAAAGTCTTGATCTCAGGAATAGCAGTAAACACTTCAGGAGAAGCGCCATTGCCAATCTTAACTAACATCCCTTGTGCTTCTAAAGCTGCTGAACTCATAATTAACCCCTTTGCCAACAATAATAATCCTGACTGATCCTATAAACTTTCAAATCAGGCTCAAATAAATCTTGATCTGTTTGCAAAGTAGCTTTTGCAGCACTACCTTCCAAAGCTGATCTTACTGATTCTGCTAGTGATTTTACTGCAGAATAAGTATTTGCATAAGTATCTACCTGAATGCGAACTAAATCAATAGTTGCGCCACCATCTAAGGTATTTTCAGGAGTAGATGAGATGCGAGAATAAACAATATAAGGAGCAGCTACTTTCTCAGGCGCTACTAATGGATATACCTTTCCACTAGCTAGGCTAGATAATGCTGCATAAATAGTAGTTTCTATGGTCATTTTTTAGCCAATTTCTTTGCTTGAGTTTGTATTGCCTTGCCTAGCCTATCCTTCATTACATCTACAGCTCTTGATTTATTAGCTTCAAAAGCTGGTCTTAGGAATGGTTTAGCTTGCATTTTAGCAGTTCCGAACTCCAAAAAGCGCCAATAATATGCTTCGCCTGCAGTTTTATAATTTTTACCTACTCTGCCCTTCCTGCGATTATAGGCAGTATCTTTGTATTGAGCCTTTCCTTGGCGGATTCCTACAAAGAAAGTTTCTCTACCAGTAGCAGAATTGCGCCTACTTCTATAGCGATATACAGCAGTTTTCAGATTACCAGTTTCACCAACTGGAACTCTAGCCTTAACATCATCCACAATAACTTTAGCTGCTGCGCTAACTGCGCTGCGCAATGGTCTGCCTTGGATCTCCTTTGGCAGCTCATTTAGAGCTTTTTGAAGCTCCTTTAGCCCAGTTATTTGAACTGAAATCATGGTTTCTTAGCAAGAATCTCTACACCATCAGCCCTGCCAATTTCAGCAAGGTAGAGAATGTCATAATCAATGCCATCATAGGTAATCTTGGCAGTTTCATCAAAATCTTCTCTAAAGCGGATTCTGAATTTCACAGTAGCTTCAGGAATGAATTGGCTTGCTGCGAAAAACTCCCTGCCTGTTACTGGTAACTTCTCAGCCCATACTGTAGCAAGCAGGGTATAAGCAATAATCTCAGCCCCAAAAGAATCCCTTGTAGAAGTCTTAACCTTGATTTGAATCCTGCGATCTAATTTACCAGCTCTCATAACTTCCTCTTAAAGACAAAAGATCCTATATCTTCTCTGCCTAAAAATGATTCAACATTGGAATATTCCACCATCTCAAATCCAAAATTACCCATAAATGCTCTTAATCCATTTTTAGTCCAATACCAGCAATGCTCATCAGGTCTAAAATGCTTGCTTCCTAGAATATGCTCTTTATCCCTATAAACAGGGCATGAAACAAAAGCATAGGTCTTAATATTGTCTAAAAGAGCTGTGGGATTATGAATATGCTCTAAAGAATCCCAAAAGCTCATAGCATCTATTTTACTTGGCTCTCTGTATTTGCCAACAGATTTCAACCAATCTACAGCGCAAGGATTAATATCAAATCCATAGGCATTAGGCAATTCTTTAATAAATGCTCCTGAGCCAATACCAATATCAAGGATTTCATCAAATTCATAGCTTTTGACAATATCAATCCTAGCCTGATTTAGCTTTCTGCCAATATCGGTTTTTTCCATCTCCTGATATTTCTGCCAATATCCAGCATCATAAGGAGCTTCTTCTACAGGGTAATAGCCAATCCCAAAATCAGGAAGCCACAATAATTTATCTTTCAAGCAGCTCTCCTAGATTCTTCATAAATGTATTTGCAGTAATAGTTTCTACATCCATAGGCTTATAAACCCTATCAAGGCGATCAGGATCAACCCAATTAGTTTGAAAAGCTCTATGGCTAAAGTAATTTGACCAAAGCATTAGAGTAGGGGTATTGAGATGCTGACTAACAATAGTATTGCCACCGCACCAACCAACAAAGGCAGAAGCGCCTTTAATTAGCCCAAAAAGCTCTGTAAGGCTAGTTTTACCGCATAGATTAATGATGCCTTCATCTTCTAGCTGCTGATTGAATGGCTCATCCCATGAGCTTCCAGTAAGGATCAGTTTATAGCCTTTAATATGGCTCATAAGCTCTTTGATCTTTTTAGGGGGCATCTTTGCCACCCAATCTTCAAACATCCCATGATTGCTAAAGTAGAAAATGATATATGGCTCTTTATAGGGAACTACACAATCATCAATCTGAACTTCATAATTCCAGTTAGTTTTATATTGGGGCATGATTTGATCCATGCTATGCCCTATGCGCAAGCCACCATTTATACAGATAAAGCGATCATAGCCTTTAAATCCCTCTACAACTTCTTTAGAGCCATCCATATAAACTTGATGAAATAGATGCTTTTGCTGATTGTTCATGGGAGCATTGTCATATCCAGCGAACTTAACAAAAGGAATGCGACTAACAAAGCCATCAGCTCTAGGTCTGCCATCAAAATTCCAAATAGTGATCTCAGGGATAACACCTTTGCAGTTTTGCTCTATATAGCTTTCCATCTTGAGCATTACCCAATGAATATCACCAATTCCGCATATAGTTAGGATTCTCATCTTTTCTCTCTGCTTGCTTGAAAATGCTCAATAACAGGCTTTCTACCGCCATAGTAATCCCTGCTTAAATCAAAAATAAAGCAATATTCAGGCGGAAGCTCTGCAATATTTAAATCAGTTGTTTCACTTATAGCCTGATCTAGATTCTTTTGATCGAATATCTCAGGCTTTTCTAAATTGATTGCTATCCATCTCAGTAGAAGGCGAATAGTTGCAGCAGTATTTTTAAAATAAACTGTGCCTGAAAGAAGCTCTTTAGCTTTAAATCTATGGAAGGCTACATCAGCATCTAGCTCATCAAACAGTATAGGGTTTTCCCTAATAACAGAATCCGCATCAGTCCATACAACTGCATCTGAACTTATAAGGTGCTTTAAGATGAATTCAGGCTTATGGTGAGTGTTTTTATCCCAAGATCCTAAGTTGGGTATCTCCTCAATACAATAAGGCAGTCTAAGCTCATTTAATGAGTTCCTGAGCCTATCTGCTTGCTCCTTGTAGTTAGGAGTGTAGTAGCTAATAAATTTCATCAGTTATTATACTTTTTCTAAAACAATTAATATCTGAATCCCTAGAGCAGTTCACTACCTCTAAGCCTGCCTGCTGCATTAGCGGAGCTGCATCATTCATATGCTTTATCCATCTGCGCATATCAGGAGATTTGCTTAATGGGCTTGGATGCTTGCCATGCCAATGCTGCCCTGAGTTCTTAAAGTCATAACCAAGAAGCAGGATCTTTCTAAAGCCTTGTAAGTAAGCAAGATTGATAACCTGAAATCCTGAATTATTGCCAGTTGCAATAATCTCTGATTCACAGAATTTAGCAGAAGAATCATGCCCTATTAGATTTAAGCTGTATTTATTGGCTGCATTCTCATTAATAGTCCATTTTTGCCCTGAGAACTCAGGCTTATGGTAATCCCACCATTCTTCATCACAAGCATAAAGAATATCAGCCCAAGGAGCTAATTGATAAGTAGTGTTAATGACATAAACAAAGGCTTTACCTTTGCAGTAATCAACATCTTCTTTAGTTAGGCTTGTTCCGCTTGCTATGCAGATTGCAGTTTTCACTACACTCCCATATTCAATCTATAGAATTGCAGCAAGTTTTCAACTGTAGGATTAACCTGATAGGCTTTCTCTCCGCCAGCTTCTCTATTGGCATATAAATCGCCAATAATCAACATCATTGCAAAGCGCATAGGCTTTGGCATTGGGTTTAGATCAGGGCTTCCACCTGAAGTATATCCAGCAACATAGCGCACCTTAACATTATTAGGCACAGCATATAGCTCAGGATAAGTAACATTGTATGCAGGAGTGATTTGAGCAGGCTCAGAATAGGTATCTACCAAATACTGATTAGATGCCAAAGTTTGCTCTACTCCATTTAAATCTAAATATTTGATTGAAGTAACTGATTGCAATGAGCTATCTAAAACAATCGGATCAGCCCATCCAGTTAATGCTTCTTCTAAAGTTTGTGTAGCAATAGGTCTGCTTAAATATTGCTCAAGATACTGTCTTGCAGCAACAATTAAACTATCAAGCAAATCCTGATCGGCAGCAAGATCATCAACTCTTAGATATTCAGCTACATCTGCAGCAGAAATTGGCTCATAAGTAGGAGCTGTAATTACCTTAGTTGGCATTTTTGCGCTTTCTCAGTTTTTTAACTTGCACATCTTGTTCAATATGGGGTTTAACCTCAAGCTGCTCCCATTGTTTAGGCTTAAATTCTGTAACAAGTCCAGCGCCTATCCAATATACAGCGATCCCATTATCAACATCAAAAGTCTGCCCAGTTGTAATATCACCAATCTGAGCAGAAATAAAATCTCTATTTGCAGTAACTAGCATAATAAAAAGGCAGGGAGCTTTTGACCCCCTGCCAGTTTAATTACAATACTAAAGAGCCATACTGGATAGAAGCAGGGCGATAGATTGCCAAAGCCAAGCGAGATTCAGCACGAACAGTTACTAAGTTCTTTTGGAAGTTAGTATCATCAGCTTCACTCATCTCAACAGTAACACCTTGGCGATTCCATACCTGAGCAGCAATATCCATTGCACCAACCATGAACTTACCAGCAGTCATAGTATTAGTTACAACAACAGGCAAGCCCCACAATGTAGGTGTCATAGCCATGTTAGGAGCAAACTCATACTCACCAGTAGTAGATTTAGTGCGCTCGATAGCACCCCAATCAGCAGGATTCAAGATGATAGCAGTTGCTTGGTAATCAGCAGCAGCTACAGCATAGATAGCCTTATTGATAGAATCAATGCCATTATCACCGCTTACAGGAGTGAAAGCTGTGAAATTGCCTGATTTTGTCAAACCACCGATATTTTGACCTGTGCCATTGCCATTCAATAACTGCTGGTCAATGCGCAACTCAACACCATAGCGCAAGCGAGTATCAACATAAGAAGCGAGTGCAGGAGCATCATCCATAACTTGCTTAGAAAGTTTCAACCAATGAGCAATAGTCTTAACTGGAGCAGATACTAGCTCGAATGTCAAAGCTGATTCAGGCTTAGTTACACCTTCAGCAGTTTCAGCAGCAGAGTTAGTGAATGCGAGTTCACGAGTATATTCAACCAAGTTGCTAGTAGTTGTGCCAAAAGGCAATACATCACGAATGCGCAGGCTGCGATAAGCACCGCTAACAATACCTGATTGGCGCTGTGGAGCTACCAAAGTATCAGAGTTAGCAGCAGGAGAGCCTGACTGACCAGTAATAGTATTCTTCAACTCAATGCGAGCTTTAGAAGTGCGACCTTCAGCAAAAGCCTTGAACTCATCAGAAGATGCGAAAGACTGACCCAAAGATTTAACTTCTTCAACTTTGCCACGCAATACAGCATCAGCATTCTTTTGCTCGATCTCTAGCATACGATCACCTAAAGATTTGAGTTCTTGAACAGCCTTCTCTGCAGCTTCTACAGCAGCTTTGCTCTCTGTGCCAGCAGATTTAAGCATTGCATCAATTTCAACTTGTTTCTTTTCAATGGTTTCAATAACCTGATTTAGATCTGACATTTTAATTTCCTTTAATGATTTGGTTTAAGCGATTTACAATCATTGCTTGTTCTAACTCAGTCTTAACTTCATCTCGAAGCACCAACTTTATTTGCGCCAGCAATGCTTTTGCGCTTGAGTTGCTTAGGTTTGCTGCATCTCGCAGAAATTCCTCAGCTTCCCGAATACTTTTAATGCTCTCTATATCTGATTTTACAGAATCAAGAGAAATTCTAGCAGCATTATCAGCAGGATTATCTACTACTGATACTTCTACTAAATCAATTTTGCGAAGATAGCGGATTCCATCTCTCAACTCATATCCGCCTTGTGGCAGTTTGAAGCCAATAGATAAGCCATCTAGAGTTTCATTCTTCATGCTTGCATAGATCGCATCAGCAGTAGGATGCCCTAGTGAAAGCTGACCTTTGACATATAAGCCCTTAGAATCTTCTTCCAAAGAATTCCATTTGCCAATAGTTGCAGGCATATCGCTACGGAATGAGCTATGGTTAAAATACATAGCTACAGGGCGAGTGCGATTTGCAATAGTATCTGTGTAAGCACCTTTTACTATGCTGTCATTGTAGGAATCAATGCCATCAAATACAGAAGCATAGCCTTCAAAGATACCAAAATCACCCATCTTCACTTCACAAGAAGCAAAGTTCATCATTTTCTTTTCTAACATAGGCTTATACCCCTGCTTTTCTTCATCAATTCTATTTAACTGCCTATTCTTGGTATTAGCCCAAGATTTGCCAGCATCCCCACCCCATAAAGCCCAAGCAATTCTTCCTGCGCTTGGATAGCCTTCTTCTCCTTGGCTAAATCCTTGCCCCTGCTTATCAACTTCATGCCTTGCAAAATAACTAACCATCCTTCTCACAGTTTCAGCAGATAGCTCTCTCTTATTAATAAGATCTCTAGCTCTTGCTACTCCTACTTCTGTGCCACCTCTATTAAACTCATCTCTCCACTCTAATCCTTTTTTGGCTTCTGCAGCCATAGAATCAGTAGGAGTTAAATCAATTTCTTCACCTCTATATACAGCTTTTTCATCTCGCCTTGCAAATACAGCATAGCAATAACCTAATCTTTGCTCATTATCAGGAAAAGTATTAACAGCTTCTTCATCTCCCATGCAGCGAGATACAAATTCTGATTCTGTTTCATCTTCTCTTGGTGTAGGCATTATTGCTCCAATTTTTCATATGATAATGCAAAAAAGCTATGCAACCAACAACATTAAGAGAGTTTCTTCATCAATCCCTAATTGCCCTAATGCACTTGTTTCGCTAATCTGTGATTCAGATTGCACAGAAACCACTCTTGCTCCGCCATTAATGACAGTAAATCCTCTTGGAGTTACTCTGCCTGCATAGGCTACAGCTCGGATTGGGATTACTTTGGCAGTTGCATTAACTTCATTCTTAGAGAATCTACCGCCTGTATATTCTTCAGGAGCTATCTCAGATCCAGTTGCGCTAACAGCTCCAGTATTTGCTTGTAGAGCAATACCATTTAATTGAATTATTGGGCTAGAACTAGCTGATGCGCTGATATTTGCTGCAGAAATGCTTAAATCTATGCCTGAAATGGCTATGGAATCTACAACTTGCTCATTAATTAAGCCATATTCAGCAGTTAAATCTATGCCACTAAGAGCTATAGATGAGTTTTGAACTCCGCTTGCGCTGATTGTTGCTACATCTGCTAACGCTTCTAAGCCTGAAATGCTGACAGCATCATTAACTATTTCATTAATATTGCCATAGGCGGAGCTTAATTCAAGCCCTGTTATAACAATATTGCTATTTTGAATTCCAGTTGCAGAGATAATTGCTGCAGAAATTGTAGATTCTTGCCCTACAATTTGTGTAGTATCTGATACATTTTCAGAAATAGTCCCTGCAGCAGCAGTAAGGGTTATCCCTGATACTGATGCAGTAGGGCTTAATACTCCGCCATCATCAAAATTGCCTGCTGCAGAATCAAATAAGCCATATCCTGAATCAAACAGGATTGCCATATTTAGCTAATCCGAATAAGGGCAGAAGCTCCTGCTGCTGGAAGATCAATAGTGAAAGTTCCTGTTACAGAAACTACATTAGCGCCAAAATCAAAAGCAGCCACAGCTTTATTAGATTTGCTTGAGTTGTAGATCAAGCAACCTCTAGCAGTAATTGTGGAATCAGCCCAAGAAGGATCGCTAAAAGTAATATAAGCAGTATTAGAAGCTAATCCGCTTGTATATCCGCTAAGAGTAGCTCCGCCTGCTGTGTAGCCTGTGCCTGAAACTTCATTAGTTGCAGAGTAAGCAGTAGTAGCAGCGCCTAAAGTAGCTGCATCTGTATAGAGAGCTATCTTGTAAGTATCGCCTGAAGCATGAACACCCTCAAGAATCTCTTGCTTAAATGAATTGCAAATTGCTGTAGTGATTGTCATGCTTATTCCTCTATTGATTCTGCGCCTGTAACATTACCTTTATCATCCCGAACTAGCTTAATGCTCTTTTTGGATGGCTTACCATCTGTTTCTTGCTTCAAAGTAAGGCTAATAGGAGTGCTTTCTACCTTGATATTAGGGTTTAAAGTTACCTGATTAGGCTCTTTATTGTGCTGAATACTAGCAATTTCATGCTTAATATTGCGATCCATATCACTCATAGCGCCTAGAATCTGCGCTGTATCAGGTGCAGAAGTGCCACCTAACTCAGTAATTGGTGTCATCTGAGCCTGCAAATAAGCCCGATCTCCGCCTTCAATCGGCTTCATGCCTTCAGATTGTCGGCACTCATTGATAGTTTTGAAGCCTGCATTAATAGCTTCTTTGTAAGTTGCAAAGCGAGTTTGCTCATCACCTCTAAGTAATGCGCCAAAATCAAACTCAAACTCATAATTTCTGCGATCTGATGCAGTTAGTAAGCTATTAGAGATGGATGCTTCATATCTTTCAAGATAAGGGCGCAAGCCTAGCTTATAGAAGCCCTGAACTATCTGCTCAATACCTGATCCCCAAGTAGTAGAAGCAGAAGTATCATTGATTAGCACAGAAGGCACACCAAAGAAGCGAGCAATATCTTCAATTTGGAATCTGCGAGTTTCTAAGAGCTGAACATCTTTAGGATTCATAGAAACTTGCTGATAAGTCATGCCAGCTTCTAGAACTCTAAGCGGATCACCTGATCCAGCAGCCAAATCTGCAAACTGCCCTCTGATCTGCTCTCTCTGCTCAGGCTTTAAGAGCTTATCAATGGTCAATACTCCAGTAGGCTTGAAGCCATTAGATGCTAGAGCCTTAACCCGATCATCTGAAGCTAGTCCAATGCCTACAGAGTTGCGAGCATAAGCAAGCGGAGATAAGCCCACAATGCCATTGCTCATCAGCTTAATATGCCAAATAGATTCAGGAGCATAAACAGAAAGATTAGCGCCTGAGTTGTAGCGATAAACTATTGTGCCATCAGTAAGAAGATCAACTTCCATCTGCTCTGCCATCAAAGGCAGCAGGCTAGTGATCCGATTGCCTGTCTTTGAAATATGCGCATAAGCATTACCATGCAGGCAAAGCTGCATAGTCATAGTTTCAAAAAACTCTACTCTATTTTGATATTGATTAGGTTTGTTTTTAAAGAGTTGCGCAAGCGGATGCTCATTATCTAAAATGCGAGTGCCATCAGGAAGAATCTTGTAGGCATTAACTGGTAATCCGCCAATAGTTTCAGCAATTAGTTTTACACAAGCCCAAACTGCAGAGAACTTGAGAGCTGTATCTTCATTAACTGTAATATTTGCAACATTATAAGAGCCTGCATTAGCTTGCTGAACTCCTGCTTCTCGCCTACCAGCGATCCCAAAGCCAAATAATAAACTTGAATACCATGCCATATTTATAGCCTTATAGGGTTAGCAAGAAAATCATCAAGATTCCCATGCTCATTATTATCTGCAATAGCTCTACTTAATGCCATTATCAAAGCTACTACTCCATCAATCTTATTCTCATGCCTTTCTTTCCTTGGATAGATATTGTCTTTTGCATCTGTATGACAAACTACATTACTAACCATCCAAGTAAGAACTGGATCGCCATTGTGATGAAACTTCTTATCTAGCACCAATGCTTCTAATTGCTTCATTGGCTCGCTAAAGTTCAGCACAGTAGGGCGAACCTCTACCATATTAACTCCTTGATTTAACAACCTCATTGATAACTGAGTAGCCTGAAATGGATCATAAGGCACTTCAATAACATCAAATCGCTTGCAATCTTCTAGGATTTTATTCTCTATTACCATAAAGTCAATTATCGCACCATCAGTTACACTAAGTAACCCAAGGCTTTCCCATCCTGAATACTGAGAATTCTCACCTTTATCTACAGTATCTCTAGGAAGATAGTAATCCCCAAAAGCATAATAATGCCCATCTCTGACATAAAGATTAATTTTTGCAGCAATATCGGTCTTAGATGCTAAGTCCAAAGCCATAAAGCAAGTCTCGCCTACAAAATCATCTACAGAAAGAGTTGGATCTGCGCAGGCATCCCAAGCTCGCATATCCATCCAGCTTACATCAGCATTAACCCATTCATTAAGATGCTTAGTCCTAAAATTGTTTGCTGCGCTAGGCATACTCATTGCTTTTGCCTGCAATGGCAGTAGAACTTCAGGCATTACAGAAACACCCCAATTAGGGTTAGCCTTAATCAGCGCTTCTTCTGTAGTCCAATCATCTCCATCATCCAATCCATAGATAATTCCAAATTGGGTTTCATCTTGGGCGCTGCCATCTAGCACTTTCTTAACAAATCCCCGAACCTCATAGCAGATTCCAGCCCGATTTGATCCTGCTGTAGTAATGATCCACAGCATAGATTGAGTTCTTTTGCCTATGGAAGTTTCTACAACATCATAAACAGATCTAGTCTTATGCGCATGAAGCTCATCAATGATGGCAAAGTGAGTGTTTAAGCCATCCAAAGTAGAGCCTTCAGAGCTGAGAGCTTCAAATTTAGATGCTGTTTTTAGGATATTAATATTATGCGCATTCACCTCTACCCCAAAATGATTGCGCAAGCCTGCTGGTTTGCTCAAGAAGCTGGATCAGTCAGTTCTTACTGCATGGGTGATAGCAGAAGATAATCATAAATTCGCTAGTCAGCAGCTACAAACTAATGGCATGATTTTTATTTCTCCTAATGGGCATGAGGTTCAATCCCCTTATGTTGGCATCCTAAACACTCAAGCGCAGATGATGATGAAATGCGCTTCAGAGATGGGGTTTACCCCTACAAGTAGAAGCAGGATAGTTCTTGCTGAAGAAGCTATTGAAGATGATCCTTGGGCTAAATTAGCTAATGCCTAATTATCAGCAGATAGCATCAGAGTATTGTTTACAAGTTTTAGATGGGACTATCCCTGCTAACAAATTTGTAAAGCAATCTTGCGAAAGACAGATCAAAGATCTAGCCAAAGAAGGCTCTAAGGGTTTTCCCTATACATACGATACACAAAAGGGCATCCGAGTTTGCCAATTTGTAGAGCTGCTTCCGCATATTAAGGGCAAGCTGGCTGGGCAGCCTATCGAGCTTGAGCCTTGGCAGATCTTTATTATTATGACTGCCTTCTCATGGGTAGATAAAAATGGCTATCGCAGATTTAGGCGAGTCTATATTGAAGTTCCTAGGGGCAATGGTAAATCCGCTATCTCCTCAGCCATCGGACTCTATATGCTGGCAGGCGATAAAGAAGGCGGAGCTGAGATCTACTCTTTTGCCACTACAAGAGATCAGGCAAAGATTGTCTTTGGCGATGCGCAGCAGATGGCTCGAAAAACAGCAGGGCTAAAGTCTAAATTTGGCTTAGAAGTTAATGCA